ACATGGGTTTCGCCAGCGCAGCCGGTGCCATGAGTCGGCGGCTTTTTCCGGGAGCCATATTGGATATAATTGGCTCCGGCCACTACCGCGTTTTGAGTGCCCCGATCCACATAGAGGCGCACATAACGCTTGGTAGGTTTAACCAGGTCAATGTAGAAGGTCTCATCATCATCCGAGTCAGCGATGTCCTGGCCGGTTCCTTCCAGGTCAGCGGCATCTCCCAAATTGGATAAATCACCCTGCTGAGCTTTTATGGAAGTCACCGCCCCGGCGGTGATGGTTCCGAACCGAACCACCATCAGAACCCCTTCATATCCCTGCATATCCAGGATGCTGCCGGTAATATCCAATGTGCCGGCAACTCCGACGGTGGGAGTAATAGCCGAAGAAATCTTGGCATATTTGCTCAGATTCATGGTCAATTCCTCCATTTCTGGCCATTAAGCCAAAGTAACCCGCACAAAGGCCTCAGATAGAACCGGCATCCCGTCTAATTCCCGCCGACCGATGAACCCTACTTGGTTGGTGGCGGCAAAGAGCTCCACCAGCCGCTGGAAGGTCATGGTCAGGGCGTCCACGATCCAGAAATTGCTGAAATCGCCCAGGATGCCCACATAAAGGCCTGTGGTGAAGGTGTTGGGCGCATATTCGCTCATAAAGAAAGGCAGGCCCAACAGGATCGGCGGCTCGCCAGCCATCACATTTTCCCGCCAGATGTATTGACCTTCGCCGTCTTTCAATTTGGCAATCTGGGCCAATGCATCCCGATGGAAGAGCCAACGGGCATTCCGCCAATACTGGGGTTTCAGGGTGAACTTGGCCCCGATTAACCCGTCAAAGGCAATGGCCGTCTCTGAATTGCCAGTACTATAATCCCGATCTGTGTCAATGCCATTGGCCGAGGCGGTGAAAAGACCCAGGGGTTGGCTCGCGCCAGTGCCCGTGAAGAAAGCCTTTTCTTCAGAGACGGCGAATTTGTAAGCCAGGCGATCCCGCACCAATACCTCGGGGTCAATGGGAGAAGCCCGCAGGAGTTTGTTGCTCACCTTGATATACTTGGCCAGTGGATGCGGCGTGAGTTCCCGTTTTCCGAAAGTCATGGTGGAATCTTCCGAGCCGATGAGCAGCTCTGAAGTCCAGTCGGCATCCGCCGGGTTGGTGTCCAGGGAGGGCACGCCCATACTGGCCGCCTGCACCACGCTGAATTTGGTGGCCCATTGGCGAACATAAACCAGGTCATCCACCGCCTGAATGAGTTGGGCCACAAATTGCTCCGGCGGCACAATATAACCGCCAGCCGCATCGGTTCCCATGGATAGGGCCCGGGTCTCCTCCGGCGCCATGCCCTGAACCCCACCCAGGATGAAACTGCGTAAGGCCTGAATTTGTGCCTTGGCTCGGTCATCAGTTTTGCCAGATTCGCCGCCCGGCACCTCCCGGCCCGCGGCTACTGTCCCTTGAGAGGCAGCCAGGTGGGTTTCCAGGGTTCTGAGTTCCTGTTCCCGTTTGATTTGGTCGTTGAGGGAATTGATTTCTTTGAACATGGCCTCATATTGCACCTGTTCTTCCCCCGTGAAATCCCGGCTTTCGCTCACAACCTTATCGTTCAAGGCCCTGGCGTCGGCCACCAGTTTATTCCGCTTTTCCAGCATTTCTTGAAGGCTCATAAAATGGCTCCTCCTATTTGAATTTCCCTTTGGCGACAGGCCGTACGCCAGGCCTCAGGTTGTTTTGGTGCCTCTTCCGGTTTTTCCTCCCGGCTTCTGACCGCTACCGTGGTATCGGGGTAAGCCGGGAAAGTAACCGCCGATACTTCAAAAACTTCCACCTCCAGGAGTTCCCGGAGTTGGAATCCATTTTCATCCTTGGTCCAGTTATCTTTTAATGCCTGAAAGCCGAAACTCATTTGGTCCACATCGCCACGGCGAATGCTTTCCAGGGCATCTTGAGCCCATTGAGTTTTGGGCGGGGTGATGTCAATTTTCAACCCGTGGCTATCTTCTGCAAGAATGAGGGTGCTGTTTTTGGTCCGCCCCAGCACCCGCGCGGCGTCATGTTGCCACAGAGCCCGCACATCACCTTCCTTGAGGCTATTGGCAAAAGCCCCGGGGCGGATGATTTCCCGGAAAAACCCGAAAAGCACTTCCGAAGGGGTATCAAAGACCGCGGCATAACCTAAGATACGGGGAGATTGCCCTTCCTCCCGTAACACCCGCAACTCCGAAAGATTAAGATTGCGAGTTTCCCGGCCATCCTGCAGGCTCTTCAGTTCCGGAATATTTTCATAATTGGCGTCTTGGAGGTGGCTTTTGAAATGGTTATAAACCCCTCGCCGGTCCGAATCGGGGATATTCGTTCCCCCCCGGGCCCCATTGAGAACCGCAATTCCGGCAATGCAGCCGCGGATATTGGCTGCTCCGGGTTCGCCGGAATCGGATACCTCGTGATGCACGAATTTATAAGTCCCTTTGATGCCTGGGTCCCCCTGCGGGTCATACCAGGCAAAAATCTTTCCATAATAGCTATGGGGTTGGCCCGATTTGGCCCGGCCTTTCATTAATGGGCCATCCCAGGGCCGGTCGATAGTATCAGTTTTATGAGGGGCAAAGTGGGGCATGACTTTTCTCCTTATTGATTTGCTCCTGGTTCGGTAATTGTCCCGGCTCCGGGAGGTTGCAGCGGGGTCTGGCCTGCATCCATGATGTTTACTGGCTGCCAGAGGTCCTCCGCTTCGGGCCTCCAAGGCAGGTTCTCTTTCTCCCGAGCCTCATTGCGGCTTACGAATCCCCCCATAATGCCTTTATAATGGGCCTCATAGCGCGACCTCAAATCGGCCCGCAATAGGCCGTCCACCAGGTGCTCCACAAAATAAACCCGGCGCTCCGCTGGCGAGAGCAACTTCAGGTTGATTTCCTGCTCAATCCGCACCAGCCAGGGCCTCAAGGTATGCTGCACAAAACGAAGCATTTCTTGTTCCATGCTGGCATAGCTGGCCTTTTCTTGCTCCGCCAGCATGTGTAGGGGGATATTAAAGATTCTGGCGATTTCTTTGACCTGAAATTGCCGGGTGGCCAGCATCTGGGCCGATTCCGGGTCAACCCCGATTTTAATCAGGTCCATACCCTCATCCAAAACTGAGGCCCGGTGCATCTGGTCCAGTCCGGCATTGGCCTCTTGCCAGCCGAGGCCAATGTTTTGTTTGGCCGACGGCGATAGCTTTCCGGGGTGCTTAATAACCACCTTGGTAGTCGTGCCCCCGCTGAAAAACTTAGCCCCGAATTTCTCCGCGGCCATGGCCAAGCCAATGGTTTCTTTTGCCAAGCGGATTGGCGAATAACCGATAAGGCCATCCCCGGATAAACCCCGGAAATGGAGAACTTGGTCTTGCCTAAGAGTAACGGGGCCTCCGGTGGTGGGGGTGTAATCATATAAAAGCTGGTCAATCTGAGGCCGGCGTACCTGCATATTCGCCGGAATTAAGGGCCATAAATTAATAATTTGGCCAGCATTATTGCGTTCGATTTCGGAATAATGATTCCCCCTTAGACAAAGATGACTCATCACCAATTCCTCATAGGTCAGGGAGGACATGAGATGGTTGGGGGCATCGTGCAGAAGCATATAAAGCGGATGGTCAACGGCCCTTTCTTTGTTCCTATCGTTACGCCGGTAAAGGATCAGGGGCAGAGAGGCAACTGATTCAGACAGGATACGCACCGCGGCAAAGATCGTGCTCAAATTCAAGGCGTTCATCTCATTGATAATCATTCCCGTTGAGGAGGAGCCACCGCCGCCAAACCAATCCACCAGCCATTGATTAGGATCGGCCAAGGTAGTCCGCAGCATCCATTTCAGAAATCTCTGCCAGAGATTAGGGCCTTTCATACGGCAAACAGCCTCTCGTTTTCATAGGCACTACTTTTTTGCACTGATTTCATAGCCCGATCCAAAGCCATTATCAGGGCTACCATCCCATCAATCTTGTTTTCCGGGCGTTCCTTCCGGGGGAAAATGTTATCCTTATTATCCAATTTGGCCACCACGTTGCTCATCATCCAGGTCAGAACCGGATCGCCATCATGATGTAGGCGCCCCGATAGCACTAGGGCTTCAAGTTCTTTCATGGCCTCGGAAAAATTCAGGACTATGGGCCGGACTTCCACCACTGGAAAGCCGTCATTGCCAAGTCGCCCGGCAATCTGCGTAGCCTGGAAGGGGTCATAGCCGATGGCCTCAATCTGATAGAGGCTGGCAGCCTCCCGAATATCCTGCTCAATCCGGTCGATGTCGGTGATATTGCCCTCGGTGAGAATCAGCCGGCCTTCCCGGGCCCAACCTGAATATTGAGAGTTTTTGCTTTCTTCAGCGGCCTCTTCCGGTAGATAGGATTTTAGGAAAGGATAAAAATGACTGGCCCCATCAATTTCCCGCCGGAATAAATAGAGCAGGGCGGCAATATCTATCTTTGAAGCTAGGTCGAGGCCCATCCAGCAGGGTTCTCCTTCAAATTGCTCTATCTCTAGGGTTTTGTCCCGGCATCTACCCCAGGCAAACATATCCATCCAGGCGGTTTCGGAAGAAACCCAGATATTCAGGTGCTTGGTCAGAAAGGTGTTGACGTAAGAAGGGGTCCGCATGGCCTTGGCCGCCTTGCGGGCTAGGTCATCAGGATTAACACTTACCCCGTAATTCGGATTGGCCTTGCGCCAGGAAGCCTCTAGGGTCCAGTCATCCCCTTCATCTAGGGTATAAATCAGGCCAAACATGGCCTCGTCCTGGGCCACCCCTTCTAAAATTTTGATAAGGTTGGCCCGGACCTCATAGCAAATTCCAGAAATATCAGAGCCAGCGGTGGTGATATTCCAGATTAAAGGCTGTGCCCGGGCTCCCACAGAGGTTTCAATAACGTCATAAACTTCTCGGGTCTTGTGGGCATGAAGCTCATCAATAAGGCCCCCTGAAGTCCCTTTCCCTTCCAAAGTTTTTGAGTCTCTGGACAACGGCTGAAATTTCGAGCCGGTATGCTCTTGGAAAATGCTATTGGCTAAGGCTTGAATTCTCAGGGTATTAGCAAAGAGTTGATCTTTACGCACCATCCGCTTGGCGATATTCCAGACTATCTTGGCTTGATCCCGAGTGGTGGCCGCACTGTAAACCTGAGCCCCCGCCTCACCATCCGCGGATAACAGAAACAGGCCCAGGCCGGCTGTCATGGTGCTTTTGGAATTCTTGCGGGGAATTTCTAGATAAACTTCGCGAAACCGCCGAAGGCCGTCCTTGCGATACCAGCCGAAAACCGTGGTATAGATAAAACACTGCCAAGGTTCTAAACGGATTTTCTCATTGCGCTTGGCCCATTCCCCCTCGACATGGGGTAGGCCCTCAACGAATTCGCAGAAATCCGCCGCCTTCTGGGGCCGCCATTCATAAGGCCAGGATTTTTCTTTCCGCCGCCAGCATTCCAGCTCCCTTTCCTGACGCTCACAAGCCAAGCGCACCCATTTGCAGGCCGGTATCTTTCCGGCTAATACACCCCGACGGTAATCGTTTGCCTTGCGAATGTAGGGAGATAGGCTCACTTAGTAAATTTCTCCCAGGGGTTTTTGGGGGGCTTGCTGTTATCCCCAGAGACTCGGCCCCGACTGGCCGGAGTAAGCCCAAATTCAATGGCCAAAAGCCTCTCCTGTTGTGCAAGTTGCAAAAATTGGCGGACTTTATCAGTTTTTGTCGCCTTAGCCATCAATCGGGTCTTGGCCGCAATGATGCAATATTTGGCAAAAAGCTCTACATCAGCCTCGGTCAAAACCTTCCTTTCAAGGAGAACCACGGCTCTTTCCTGCCAAACTTCCTTAGCCTTTTTCGGAAGCCATGATGGGGGGGAACCGCTTGCAAGATCAAATTCCGGCTCATTCGGGTTGAGCCGGTCCGGCCTTGCAGTCCCTTCAAGAAGTTTTAAAGCTGTTGGCTTTCTAAGACTCCCGCCCCTGGGCATTTCCTAAAATCCTTTATTGCCGGTATGCAAATTTAGTCCGCCTCCGGTCTTTTGAAAATATCTTTCAAACTTTTTAACTACCCCTTCCGGTCTTACTATTGTGATGAAAGAAACATAGACTTTGCCAGTTGCTTTCATCCCAAAATCTATCATCATTCCCTTTATGAGGGATGATGTGATCTACTACTTGGGCTGGGGTTAGTTTTCCCTCTCTTTGGCATTCGACACAGAGCGGATAGATTCGCAGATAGTTTGCCCGGGCATTTTGCCACCGTTTGCCATAACCCCGCTTGGCAGATGATTGACGGGGGTCATCTATCCTGCGCCCTTGTTTCTTATGAGCCTCGCAATATTTCCCGGACTTGAGGATGGCCGGGCAACCCGGAAATTTACAAGGCGATTTTAGGGATGGACTCATGCTTTAAATAGAGTGCAAAAAATCAGAGGACGCTGTCAAGCGACCGGGGGGGTGAAAAAGGGGTGAAAAAGGGGTGAAAAAGGGGTGAAAAAGGGGTGAAAAAGGGCAGAACGGTTTTACTGCGTTTCCGGGCCGTTTTTTTGACGCTTTTCCTGCCAGTCTTTTAAGTGGTCTAAATGGAGGGTAGGGGGGATTCCTTTTTCACGAATAACCGGAAGCCCCTGCTGCTTAATCCATTTGCGGACGGTGCGCCAGCAGAGGTTGAGGTGATTGCAGATGGCTTTTCGGCCTATTAGCATGGTCAAGGCCGGAGTTCCTTTTGTTTTACTGATTGATACGTTCTAAAAAAAGTCTTGTAATGATTCGGCTAGGGGTTCAGAAGGGCAACCTTTTTCTTTTCTTAGTTCCTCCAGGTGTCTAAGGATGCGCGCCCGCACAAACGTAAGACTATCGGGGTCAGGGCAAATAAGAGACCAAGATGGCGGTTCAACTTGATACCTGTCCGGCTCTCTTTGGTATAGGCGATCTTTAAGGAGTTGGTGCCTTTCATAAAAACCCTTATCTTTTACACAAATGCAAGGAAATTTAAAAATAGCCCATTCCTTCAATTCGGGGAGATAACGGGCTACTTCCCAAAAACCCTTTTGACATTCGCCTGGACATTTCCGGTTTTGTTGCGGATTCTTTTCCCGCCAAGTTATATATTTTGCTTTGATGAAATTGGGGAAATTCCGGGGCCAAGTCTCCAGGGCTCTCATTTCTGTTTTTATAAAAGGCAAACAGGCAGAGGGAATAAATAAAAGCTCACTGATCCATGCTTGTATGGTGAGTCCGGCTGGAGGCTTGGGTCTTTCTAAAAATGCCGCCAACTCCTTGACTAAATCTTCTAGTTCTTCTCGAACCATGCTTTTTCCTCCTTCTTAAAGGTTCCTACATATTTTCCGTCTAATATCTTTTCTGCATCTCTTACCATGACATCGAGGGTCATCTTCCATCCTCGATCATTGAATCCCCTCACAAAAGGTAAATCATGCAGCAACAGAATTACCCGCAGCCACCACTCCTTATCGGGATTGCGTTTCAGGGCATCCTTAATTTTTTCCAGGTCGTTGCGCTTTCGATTGAACGGCAAATCAACCCTGCATAGCTCTGGGGGTGCTTTTTCATTCCATAATTTTGCTAAATCTTGAGGAGATAAAGAAAGCCCCCCCTTGGGGGGGGATATAGGGGGGGGTTCAGTTACTAGATTCAGGTTACTAGTTATAGGGATGGGGGATTCAGACGGGCCGCTTCCGTGCTCGCCTGGTGTTGGTTCTGTGCTTGTATCAGATTTGTCTGGTGCTGGTATGGTGCTTTCCGGTTCTTTCATGTGAGGATATTGGTGTTTTTTGAAATTAATTATTTCTATATAATTACAACCATTTACAGAATATCTTTTAATAAATTTTTTCTGATGCAGAAGATTTAAAAGCTTATCAATATTGCATGAGTCATAAGGTATAATTTCTGCTTTAATCCGCTTAGGTCGATCTTCTAGGCGACCCTCTCGATCAGCCATGCACCAAAGACCTTGAAATAATATTCTGCCTATCGGTTCGACTTCGGATAAAACTTCATTTTTAAAAAAACCCGGCTTTATATTTCTGGCTCTCATAAAATCCCCAAAGTCCTGATTCCTAGCCCGGCGGCCTGGTCCTCAATGCACCGGCAAAGGATGTAAAGCCCCCCCTCGGCCTCGAACCGCTCTTTGAAGGCC